GCCTTTTTCAGTTTATTGAAAAACAATCTAATCTATTAACCAATAACTAACCATAAAATTATAAATACTAACTAACGTAACCTTTAGACTTCACCCCTGACGCCTCAGGCGGGAACGTAAGTATATGATGTATATTATCAATGATAGGATTATCCAAGGCCCGATGTTAAGCACAGCTCGCTGGTAGAGCGACAGTTGCTTCTCGATGTGCTTATACACATACTTGGTACGGCAGATGGTACGGAAATAACGCAAGCGTACATGCTTTACGGGCACCATTTCGGTTTTCTGCAGCTGCTGTGGTTTGTTGGCCAGCGAGTGGTGGAGGTATGGCACGCCATCCACCCAATGGATGCTGGCATCGCTCTGAGCAAACATGGTTTCGAGGTGGCTGGTGCTGTCGCGTGTTTCGCGTTCTGCAGTCTGAGCCGGAACTTCAACCGTTACTGTTACAGGTACGTACACAATACTCTCTGTGCGCTCGTAGCTGGCGCTATCGTGGGTATCAGTACGCTCGATAATCTTCTGCGATCTGCAGCCATGCAGACAGGCCAATATCGCCACAACTATAAGAGCGCCTATACACCAGGCAACAATACGCATGCTGTCGCCGCTACGCTGCAGTTTGTCATCATAATAATCGCTCATAAGCCAAACTCTTTTTTGAAACGTCTGTAATAAAACAATCTCTGGGCTATGCCGTTCTGGCCACCGTTAACCTTCTTAGTGATTCGACGAACGATATCTTCGCCCATCTTACCGCCATCATCCAGATCGGCCAGCTCGTTAAGCTTATGGTTCTGCCAGAACCACATAGAGGCCATCTGGTTAAGCGGGAACTCGGCCACCTTACCAGGTTCTTTCACCACATCAACGGTACAGAGGTCGGACGCAGCAAAAGCTTTATAGTTAGCCAGGCCTGTAAGCTGGATATAGCCCCTACCCTTGTACTTCTGGCCATCGCCATCCTTCTCAGGTGTGTTACCAAGGGCTATGGCTTTAGCGCCGGTATCGTAAGCAGCACCGCTGGCCAGCTCGGTAGTATATCGCAGGCAGGCACTCTCATGCATCACCTGAGCCAGGTAATGAACCACGCGCTTGGTATTGTTGATACCATAGGGAATGGCCCACATATTGAACGAGGCTACAAACTCGTCGATAACTGCTACAGGTGGCACGCTGCAGCCCACCAGAGCTCGCATAATCTGCTGTCGGTTTATCTGCATAGCTTAATCCTCCATGTTTTGTTCCGGATCGTGCTGCATGGCATTCTCCTTGTTCTTAATGTACTCGCCTTTTTCGTTGTAATCCTTCAGGCGCTTCAGCAACCAGATAGGACACCAGGGAAAGATTGCGTTACTGTTCTCGATGATGCTAATGGCTTCGCGTAACAACATGGCCCAGCAGATGTATTCGCCAAACAAAGTGGTAGCTTCTACGGTGTGGCCGTTGACTGTTGAATAGGTAAGGAGGTTTGACAGGATCAACAGAGCTATGTAAACGAATGCTTTCTTAGCGAGCTTCTGCCAGAATTCCTCGCTGTTAAAGTCGCATAGAATCCAGTGCTTCACCATCGATACGAAGGTGTCTATCAGCACAGCAACAACAATCCATTTCACAAACTCCCAATCCTGGTACATGTACTTCAGGATACTACCAACTATAGTAAGAGGCAGCGCAGCAACTGACGCAATAACTGTTTTTGTATACATGATCTTTAAAATTTGACTACGCAAATGTACATATAATATGTACACGCGTAAAGGACACACCAGGGGTGTTACTGCTGCTGTTGCTCTATAGCGTCATCGATGATGGTACGTGCTGAGTGCTCTCGACTTGTGCCACTTGTATTTTTCCATGCCTGCCACGTCGCCTTTTGCTTGCGCCTCGCTATAACGCTTCATCACATCAGAGTGCCCCCACCACAAATCAGCAAAGATAAGTACAGCCGACAATATAATCATATATCGCAATTCAAAAGCTACCGATACCATCTCGCCACCAAAGATAGCTAATGTAAAGCCGTTCTTTCCTATATTTGAATCTATACTATTCAGTCTTTTGGGTATAGGGCAGGGAACTATCCCCGCCCCTCTTGTTATCTAATCCTCACTTCTTCTTACCCTTCTTAGGCTCTTCCTCGGCAGGTGCTGTATCAGCAACCTCGCAGACAATATCAGAGATAGCTATGACTTGTGCCATCTTCCAGTCTGTGTTACTTGCCATCAGCTTACAGATAGCATCCTCAGACAGTGGCTCAAACGACAGCTCAACCTCCTTTTTGGCAAACTCTTCAACAGCCTTGCCGACCAGCTCGTTGTACTTTTTGAACTCCTTGATGAAAGCGTCGTACTCAGCCGCACCGATTGGCGACTTGCTCATATCATCGTTAGTGCGCATCAGATTCTCGTACTCCTGTGCCTTTGGCAGCAGAATATCGAAGTCCTTAATGTCAGCCTTGAACTTCTCAGCCGCATCCTTGTTATCTTCCTCAAACTTGGTAGCGATAGGCTTCAAGGCACGGGTAATCTTCCATACCTTAATCTTATCGGCATCTTCCATTGAACCATACTTAGCGTTGTTGAGAATGTTGTAGGCAGTTAAAGCCTCGCTTGTCTTAATTACTTTCTTCATAATCTTACTTTATTTAAACGTTTAATAATTAATAAATATATTTACTGTCTGATTATGCAATCAGATACGAAAATCCGTAATTTGCAAATCATCTGATATTATTTTTTTTACTTTTTGCTTAACTTTTATTTTTATATGATACTTTCGACATATACGCAACTTGTGTTTCTGTGAGTTTACGGCCGTCAAACATTGCTTGCGAACATTGTAGTAACAATAGTGCCACCATTCCAAATCGACCATACGGATTAACTCAAACATCTTGTAGTAATCTGTTCGGTTCTTTAATTGCCCAAGATAACTGTTGAACATTGACAGAAAATTCTCTAAGTCACGCTCCTTATCTTTGCATCGGTTGAACTCTTTTATCTTCTCCTTACATCTTGCTATCGTTTTAGCATTTAGATGGATTCGGTTTGGTCTTATATGACTACCCAAGAACTCTAACCCGTGTTGGTAAGGTTGGTCATAGAATTTCTTTTCGTTCAATCTGATACCCTTTGCTGCCAAACGTTTGCGTAGTTCAGGGAATAGGCTTAACGCATATTGGTGTAGCCGTTCTGGCACCACCATAACACAATCATCCATAAATAACGTAGCCCTGATACCACACTCATCATTAAGCCATCGTATCTCATCGTTAATGTATAACCCCATTGCCTTTTGGCTGGGTAACCTACCTATAGGTGCTCCAACACCCTCTGGCTTTTGCAAAATACTCTTTTCGGGCTTGATATGTTCTGCCCAAAAATGTTTAGGGGTTCTGTACTCGCAGTGTGCCGCAGGATTACATTGTATCGTTATCATAGCCAGCCAACGCAGGTAATCGGCAAAACCATCACCGTGACCCGCATCCAATTCTTCTCTGTTAGCCTCGATAACATCCGCAAAATACATCTCCATGTTATCCCAAAGCGCATTTGGGAAAAAGCCACTCAAATCCCACTTGATGATTCGACACGGCTCTGTAAAACCCCAGCTAACCTCATAGATATCTTCTATCACCTGATTAATAGCCGCTTGACAGCCTTTATCAATACGGTTATTAAACGTTCTTTCATGCAACACCTTTTCAAAATACGGCTCCAGCGGGTCGCACAACTCATGGTCTGCCATGCGACCGCTGAAATCCGTTGCCAAAATCTCTCTCCATGTAGGGATGGAAGCGAGGAAAGTGTTATGACAATCAACGCGAAATGTTTTATCGAAACGTGATTGTAGGTCACGGAACGTAGCCGTAGCCCAGTGTATTTCGTGGGCTATGCTATCATGTCCGTAACGCTTGTTCTTTCGCGTGTCATCCATCAACGCTAAGAACTTTCCGTATCTTTCAGATTTCTCTTTCAATGTCATATAACTAACTCTTTCTTTATTCGTATAATATACAAGTAGAGTAAATTCGCAACTGCCTGAACCAGCCTCGTGTTCGTACAGTTGTTGTTGTTCAAGTTGCCGTTGTTGCCGTTGAAATTCCAAGCGTTCTTATCGCTGTAACGCTGGGCAAACCATCGGTTCGAACCTATTCGAGTACATAATGAAGTTGCTATAAATGATAGCCGTACTCCCTTTTACTTCTACCTTGATACTGATAACGACCTTTTGCATCATTCCTATCAACCCGTGATAACTTGTGCGACCTGCCGTTACACCTGATACTTTAAGTCGAAGCAAGCGTATGCCTTGTAGCACTTCGCCATTTGCCTACACTTTCCTCTATCCTCTCCATCTTTTCTGCCATCAGGTATAAATCCTGATTGGTAGCTATTCTAAAGGCTCTCACTAAATCAAACGTTGCCATCATAACACCATAATCACCAATCATCTTACGTATATTCTCCGAACGCACCTCTTGACAATAGTAAGCGATGCAGAAATGCCGTATTAGCGAGTAACACGCATCTTTGAACTCCTTTGCACACCCATCAACTCGCTCTATCTTTGGCATACGTTGATAAATTGGGTGGTATAGTTTTAACAACATTTTTACATCGACCAAAATCGAATTTTTATCACGTTTGGCTTTATTTGAGCCTCTTTCTTTCATATTACAAGTAATTAATTTGGAAGGTTAAATATTCCCCCGCACCCGCAGCATAGCTGACGGGCGCAGAGGGGTTAATAATTAAACAGTCAAACGCGCAACTGCCTGAACCAGCCTCGTGGTCGTACAGTGGTAGTAATTCAAGATGCCGTTGTTGCCGCCGAAAAGCCAAGCGTACTTATCGCTGTAACGCTGGGCAAACCATCGGTACGAACTGTTATCAGGCACAGCACCACCAAACTTTGTCATCGTTGCCGCAACCTTTGTCAGTACCCTATCTCGCATAAGGGCTGTTCCTTCGTAAACTCCAGGCATATACCAATCGCCAGCAGCTATACCATCGACACCATAGTCAACAGCAGCACAGTGCTGGAAACCAGGATGTTCAGCATCGTTATACTGATAGGTGATAACCTTACCACTCGGCAAACCAAAACAGCCATACTCTTGCGGGAACTTTACTCCCATTCCCTCACCGATATAGCTTTCGTAGCTCGCATACGTCTGCCGTAACAGCTTACAGTATTCAGATGTTTCAAACGCCGTACGATTCACGGGGTCACTATTAGTTGTGGCGGGCACGGGTTCATTGGCTGATGGTGTACGGCCATTACTTCCCCAGTAAGCCACACCTCTTGCTGTGTTCATGATACCACGATAGTTAGCTATCGAGCCATCTTTACGCAGGTAGGTGTTATTACTTGCACCATCGGCTGTGTTTTCTGTCTTGTATTGCAGATTCACAGCGGTCTTATCGAGGATATACACCTCATGCCCGTCACGATGTAACACCGTACTAACAAAGGTTCCACCACTCGGAGCGGACTCCGAGTAGCGAACCCACGTTTTTACTCCCGACACCAAAAACAAGGCATCGCCTACGTTTGGCAGTCTGTCGAAAACCTTTATTACTGCCATAGCCGATTACTCATTAACGGGTGTGATATCTTCCATCACGGCTGCATCGACATCACCGATAAGCCCCCACATTACAGAAGCTATCTCCGTCGAAAGTGGTGAAACCGAATACTGGTTCTTTCCATCAGCACCCTTGGTGTCAACGAGGTTAAAGTTGCAGATATAAGCACCCTGCTTACCCTGCTCATCCTTGGCAAAGATAGTACCGTTGTGGCTTGCAAGCTGCCCCTCTGCATTGGTCTCATACGAACCATTCACGATGTGCTCACCTGTAGAAGCATTGTACTCTTTACGTGTTGTCTGCTTTGTTACATCAAAATCCAAATTTTCCATAATTCTTAATTTTTAAATTGTTAAACTTAATATTATAAGCTGATACGCATTTTTCTGCGAAATCAATAAATTTTATGTGTTATTTTTTTCTTATTTTTTTAACACTTGTTTAAACTCTTCCACCCGCAAGCATTACACCGATAGACACCTTCATAGGTGACGATGTATTATTGCCGTTATTCTGATTAACGTAGATATATGCGTTACCATTCTTTGCCTGCTCAATGGCAGTACTCATATTCATACGCTTTTCAGATGCAGTGCCAGTACCAAACGCTGTATAAGTAAGGAAAGTACCACTACTACCACCATAATAGTGTGGGTTATTGCTTGAACCACTATACGTAAACGTTTCTGTCTGTGTTGTAAAACCGCTATAGGTTATACTACCAAGCATCATCGTTATTGTGTTTGTACGTGATACCGAACCGACACTTTTGCCTGCTGTTGATACAATCTGTATATTCAGAGTTGTGTTATCAAAGTCTATGATAGTCTGTGCTGTATCTGTGTAGGCAATACGGAATACAGCATAAACAGACATCCATTCCTTTGTAGCAGTCCGAGGAGTGACCGTGATGGTTTGGGGCGCAAATGTTGGCAAAGGCAGAACAACAAAGGTCTGTGTCGCAGGTGTATTCGTATTATCCAAACTGCCACTCGGATTGTTAGCGTAGTTTGAACTGTACATAATACAAGGATATAACTTGTACGTGCCTGTAGATGCTGGTGCTGTTAATTTGATTTCTCCCCAAGAATGGGTCTCGCCATCCACAAGCTCCGCATCCTGCCCTATAGGTACTTTGCTCGTTATCTCTCCAAGCTTATCGTTGCCACTATAGCAGATAACACCAAAGTACCATATCTTATTAGATGCTGAGTTCGCAAATATATCATTAAGACTAAGGATATATCTGTTTGATACGGTGTTAGCTTGTATCGTTATAGAGAACTTCTGACTTGGTGGCACTTCACTTGGGCAAGAAAAGCCCTCTAACATTGGTGTAGCTCTATGTGCATAACTCGCAAAGTCGTGTAGTCGATACGGACTTGCAACACCACCCGTAGGTGCGTCCCAATCCCAACCACCATTTCCGTTATCAACAGCGGACTTAAAAGCGTCTCTATCATTATCGTAGCAGTTAATAATCATACCACAAGTGTACTGAGGTCTGCGAGCACCAGTACGGGCTTGACCTTTCCACCAAGTAGCGGTTGTTAACCACGTATTGTTTGTGTAGTCCCACTGACCCGTGATAGTATCTATTACAGACAACTTCAAAGGCTTGTATTTCGACCACTTATTAACCATAGTGTCCTTACAAGCTGCTGCAACGTCCGTATGCGAACGGCCTAATACACTATTTACATCACCAAGACTTACGGGTGCTGTAATCTGTCCATTACTATTAGCCATACTATTCCTCCTTTTTGTTTAAGCAAGAAAAACCATCTACCATAAGGTTGCCTTTAAGCCGATAGCTGTTTGTCTTTTCGTCAAAAACAAACGGATTCTCGGTTTTCTCAACAACCTTAGTTTCCTTAATCACTTCCTTACGTTTCAGCCCTGCGGCTACCAAAGCAATGATAGATGCTGCGAGGGCAATAATTGAAAATACTAATTCCATATTCTACTCCTTTCCTAAGAATTTGATGTCACACCATAGGCAAATACATACACGTCTTTGTTGTTTATAGACAAAGAGCGAATATCTATATCACCATCAACAACCAAGTCAAACTCCATTTCTGGTTGACCTTCGTAGATTCTAAGGCTGTCACCACTCATAGCTGATATACAACCGCTTGCTATTACATTACCTTTTATCAATACTTTCATAATCGTACCTCCTATATTTCCATGTCGTTATTAACTTTCATAATTATGCTGCTTTAAATTTTGCTAATTCCTCTTGCAGAGAGTTGATAAGCTGTTCTTGCTCACCATTCTCTTTCTCCAAAGCCGATACACGGGTTTCAAGCAAAGCAATCTTTTCCTCGTGGGTCATTACCTTGCGGGCTACCGTGATAGTACTTATCAGGGCTGCAACACCGTACTGCAAAGAATAATAGCCGTCAAATTCTTCATCTACGAACTCTTTTGCAACATTCATCCAGTACTGAGCCGTAGAACCTATATGCACTTTCTTGTCTCCGTAGCCCTCTTTACTCCATAGATAACGGATAATCGGCGCGTTGGCTATCTGTTCAACACCGAATGTCGGATTGCTTAGTATAGTCTTTAAGCGGACATCAGACATTGATACATTCTGTACGCGCTGCCATGCGTTCCAACTACCACTTAGCGAGGTTCGATAGAACATACTGTTCGGATAACTCGAATCATCACCATTAGGTAATGCTATCTGTGTTGAGAAATCGGTTGATGTGTTGCCGTAAGCATTTCGGTACGGCAGCGAAAGTACAACTCCGTATTGCGCACCAAATGGCAAATTACTGCTACCTGCTGATAACTCATATAAACCAGCATCATATATATTATTGGCGTTATAAACATCATTAGTAGAAGTGACTTTCATGTATTCATCACCTCCGCTTTCTTGTCCTGCACCTAATGCAGAAACGCCACCTGTTGCGTAGAAATTGGCAGCAGTACCATCGGACTTAACGACCTTGATTGCATTATTGGTAGAATCATATTGTAATTCAATATAACCAATCTGTACTTTATCAGCTTTGATATTGCCATTGAATTTCCATATCTGTTTATAATCATTAACCCAAGCACCTTCGCTGCCACAAGCAGAAAAGTATATAGTGTCAGCTTCTCCATTTGCACCTATTCCAGTCCAATTACTGCCAGATTTGTCAAAAATAAAAGCTGCTGCATTACCATGTTGTTGGCTATAGTTATACCCGACTATAGGAGCATTGACTTGCAGCTTACCCGTCATTGTCCCGCCACTCAAAGGCAGATAGTTCACAAGCGAGTTGTACGCGCTCTCTCCATGACTTATGTATGTCTGATAGGTAGAACTGATAGAGATAGTGCCCGATGATGTGATTGTTCCACCCGTAAGTCCTGTGCCCGTAGCAACACTTGTCACACCACTTGATGTGACATATCCGCTATCATTGGTAAACTGACTAAGTTTTGTTGGGTGTGATGTTACGTTAGCCCAAGCGACACTACCTGCACTATTGGCATAATTTACCGATGCACTACTATACGGAGTACAAGCCGTAAAGCCGTTACCTGTCCAATATACAGGTGTCGTGTCATTACCTGCTGCCGATGGTTTATTACCTACATTGCCCCACGAAACACCATTTGCTGTGCCTGCCGTGGTGGCATAGCTTACACTCTGATTTCCGATGTTGCCCGTTGTTATCGCATCCGTGATACCATAACCAGCAACCGTAGTAGGCTTACCGCTGGTTATCTTGCTCCACGATAGATTTGGGATGTCAGCAGCCGTAAGCGTAATTCCAAATCCCGTCAGCGTATCGGGTCTGTCCTGTATGTCAAACCAGCTATGCTCATGTGTTAAATCGATATCATCAGAACTGCCGTTATTATAACCGAACCTTACCACACCATCAAGCACCTTAGACAGCGACACAACACTGTTCGGTATGCTTGCACTTGTGATATAGCCCTGCTGCCCTACCCACGTACGTGTAGCCATGTCTGTTATATCCACGGTACGAACATACCCGTTGGCAGTTAGATAGTTACCCATAGCACCACTGATGTAACTTAGGTCGATGAACCTGCCACCCGTTGCCGTCGATGCAAGTAGTTCCCATGTCACGTCACCTGCACCCGCAGAGCCGTCCTCGCCTTGACCCAAGGCTGACACACCGCCATTGGCATAGAAGTTGGCTACACCTGTTCCGTCTGCGTTCTTGCTAACACGGATAGCGTTATTCGCTGAATCATACGTAAGATAGATATCGCCAATTTTCAGAGCACCGCTCATTGTAATATTGGCCACATAACTGAGCGAGGCGTTTGCGCCTGACACACCGATAGATGTAGGCACGCCGCCCGAAGTCCAATAGGTGTTTCCGAAGAGCGTTTTTGATACTGTTGATAGCTTACTTGCAGTGGTAGCGGTTGTGGCACTTCCAGCACTTGTAGCATAATTGACCGATTGCGAACCGATATTTGCTGTAGTTATAACCCTATTTCCATTTTCGTAGAGTGTTGTAGCATTCGCAGACCCGCTTACGTCCAATTCGTAAGTGGGGTTTTTAGTACCTATACCGACCCTACCGCTTGGAAGGAAAGAAACCCAAGGAGAACTAAAATTATCACCGATAAAGAGATATGTAAGCGTATCTCCAGAACCGTTATATCCGAACGCACCAAGAGTTGTGGAACCATCATTGCTTGTTGCAAAAAGCCCTCCAGCCCAACCACCTGTACCAGCGCGAAACTCGAATAAGCCACCTTTTGATATTCTCACTTGTCTGCCGCTGTCACCTGCATTAAATACTATAGTGTCTCCTATATCTGCAGTTCCGTCAAAATCATTACCCCAAAGTTTTATTGTATTTTTTAACTTTGTTGCAGATGCCGAATTACCAGTTATGCTTGCGCTACTTGTGATATAGCCACTGTCATTTGTGAGCTGTGAAACCTTAGTCGGTACTGTTGGATAAGCGGGAAGGCTGATAACACCTCCAGTAGGTGTGTAAGCTGTAGTTCCTATCTTTACTTGTGTTACACCATCAGCAATGCCATACCCTGCTATCGTTGTAGGCTTTCCTGTGGTAATCTTTGACCAATCAAGACTAGGAATATCACTCGCTGCAATGGTGATACCAAAACCAGTAAGGGTATCAGGTCGGTCTTGGATATCAAACCAACTATGCTGGTGGGTGAAATCGAGGTATGTATCCTCAACACCGTGTCCGCTCAACTTGATAGTACCATCCGCAACCAAAGCTGCCGCATTAAAGTACGTCAGCGCACCGATAGCAGCAGTTACGCTTGCGCTTGTGGCATAACCTTGACCTGTTACCCACGTCTGCGTTGCATAATTCTGATTAGTAACCCAACTCTGCGTTGCATAACCACTAAGAGCCTGTGTCAAGTACGATATGTGGATGGTTCTGCCATCTGTAGCCTGCGAAGCTAATAAAGTCCACGTTACATCGCCTACGCCCGATTGACCGTCATCGCCCTGCCCAAGAGCACTAAGGAACTTTTCGGTATAAAGACCGTAATTAGCCTTGATGATATACGGGTCGGCACTCGTTCCGCTTCCCTCTCGTGTAAACAACGAATAAAGCAGGTCTATCTTATTCTTTAACGTAGTGGTAAAACCCTCGTACCCACTCGCATAACTGACAGTCAAAGTACCAGTCTTACTGATAGGTGAACCACTAACACTGAAACCTGTAGGCACAGACATCGCAACGCTTGTAACAGGAGTAATTGCATTTGCTCCCAACGTAATAACACCGTCCACTATCTTCGCATCGGTTATTCCATATCCTGCAATTGTTGTAGGTACGCCCGTGAGTGCCGACCATGCCCAAGATGTCGGAAAATCCGAAATCTTGCTCTTTGTCAATGTAGGAATATCGGCAGCTACCAAAGAACGGAACGTTGCTACACCGTTCGAGCCGTTTGGTGCAGCGAGAACCGTGTTTGCTGTGTGGCTATCCGTATTACTATAGTAGTTCGTTGGATAAGCAGGTAATGTTACTATACCGCTTGCGGGTGCATAAGAGTTCGTGCCAATTTTTACACTCGTTACAGCATCGGTGATACCATAACCGCTAATCGTGGTTGGTTTACCGCTTGTGATTTTACCCCAAGGAAGATTTGGAATATCATCGGCAGTCAGAACGATACCATAGCCTTCTGCTGTTGTTGGTCTATCCAATAACTCTAAGAAACTATGCTCGTGCGAGAAGTCAGCAATCGTGGTTGTGTCATCCTGCCATGTAAAGGTAAGCCCGTCGTTTGAAGCACTGATAGCCTTAACCCTTGCTAATGCATTAACCTCTGTCTTTGTATAAACCTCGCTCTTGGTGTAGTAATTTGATAAAGAAGCCTGTTTAAGATAATCCTGCTGCCCTACCCACGTCTTAGTTGCCATATCGCTAATGGCAGACGATTGAATATAACTGTTAGATGTCAGATAGCTTGCTAAAGCCGACGATATGTATGACAAATGAATAGTTCTACCGCCCGTAGCTGATGCAGCTAACAAATCCCACGTTACGTCGCCAACTCCAGATTGTCCATCATCACCTTGTCCGAGAGCAGAAACAAAACTCGGAGAATAGAAACCACGATGTTTTATTGTACCATTCTCAGTATAGTCCTTTGTCTTTACATTCCCACTACTATCAACCTCAAACCAACTGAACAGGGAGTTAATCTTATTTTTCAGCTCCGTAGTAAAACCTTCATAACCACTCGCGTAAGATAACGCAAGTGTACCTGCTTTAGAGATGGGAGAACCACTTATACTAAATCCTGATGGTACAGTCATAGCAACACTTGTTATCGGAGTGATATTTACCGCACCAAGAGTTATTACGCCATCAACGATTTTGGCATCCGTAATACCATAGCCTGCTATCGTGGTTGGTTTACCCGTGATAGCAGTCCACGCCCATGTTGTAGGCTTATTAATAATATTTGACCAATCCCAAGTTGTAGGGAAGTCGGATATTTTGCTTTTTGTGAGAGTGGGAATATCAGCGGCTACCAATGCACGAAATGTTGCCGCTCCGCTTGCGCCATTTGGTGCAGCGAGAACGGTGTTAGCAGCTCTACTATCAGTTGTGATATAGTAAGTCGGTAGAGTTATTGTTCCGTCTGTCGAAGTGTACGATGTTGTACCAACCATTATGCTTTTTACCGCATCTGTAATTCCATATCCTGCAATAGTAGTAGGTCTATCAAGAAGCTCTAAAAAACTATGCTCGTGGCTTAAATCAAGTATAGTGCTATTATTTTTGTTAGTTGTGAGCGTAACAACACCATCACCTCCAGTAACAGCTGAAAGAAACTCTAATGCATTGAGTTGCGTTGTGGTTGCATACCCCTTACCCTCAACCCATGTTTGAGTTGCGTAATTCAGACTTGTTACCCACGATGTAGTAGCGTAGCTGCTTAAAATATCGGCTATGTATGACCGATGGATAGTTCTATTATTCGTTGCCTGTTGAGCTAATAAAGTCCACGTTACATCACCTTGACCGCCGCCCCCGCTATCTGAGCCTTGTCCGAGTGCGCTAATGAAACTTGGGCTATAGAAGCCACGGTGCTTTGTCTCGTTATTCTCCGTGTAGTCCTTTGTCTTGATGTTGCCGTTTGCATCCACCTCGAACCAGCTAAACAAAGCGTTAATCTTGTTTTTTAAATCGGTGGTGAATCCCTCATATCCGCTTGCGAAATCGATAGCCAGTGTACCGCTATCCGTTATCGGCGTGCCGCTTACTGAGAATCCAGCAGGGACAGACAACCCAACGCTAACGACCGTTCCTCGGTATGTCTCACTGATAAGAGGTGTAATCGAATTACCACCCAGCGTTATTACTCCATTTTCTATCTTCGCATCGGTGATACCATAGCCAGCGATACTATTCGGTGTACCCGTAATAGCCGACCAAGCCCACGTAGCAGGGAAGTCCGAAATCTTACTCTTTGTAAGCATCGGAATATCATCAACTGTCAGCGTTATGCCATAACCTGCTATAGTATCTGGTCGGTCTAATAACTCCAAGAAACTGTGCTCGTGGCTCAAATCCACATAATACTCCGTTGACTTGTTGGTTGTCAGCTTTAGCACTCCATTACCGCCCGTCACTTGGTTAATAAACTCCAACGCATTGAGTTGTGTTGACGTTGCATATCCTGTAAGTATTGTTGAGAGATTGTCGGAAGTAATGTAGTTTGATAGGGCCGTTGTAATGTGCGAGATATTAATCTGCTCATTAGTGTTATCTAACAAAGCATCCCACACTACGCTCATATCAACACCTACCTCTATCTGCTTATTCTCCCATTTGTTGAGAGTTGCGTTATATACGAGTGCATCACCATTTGTAAGTGTACCAAATTGCACATCGTTGAGCTGTGCCAAAGTGGTATAGCTTGTTGTACCATCGTCACCTTGACCGAGAGCCGAGATATATTTCTTAGTCCAAAAGCCAAACATTGCCTCGATGTTGAGGTTGGTTTTGTCTGTTGGAAGAGTGCCGTTTACATCAATTTTGTTGCCCGCACTTTCCGTACCATTATACAGACGGAATATGTTATCGAAGAACGTTGTAGTTACAAAGTTCTGATTAACCCAATTCTTCGTTGCTACCTCTTGCTTGTTGGCATTAGAAGTGCCGATATACAGACTCTCAAAAGGTACTTGTGGAGTGATGTACAAAGCAGTTGTGCTACCGCTTCCTGTAGTTCCAAAAGTAAAGGCAGAATTGAACGTAGCAAGCTCGTTGAGGATATTCTTGTTGTTGCTGTCCGAAAGTGTGGTGATATTCTTGATAACAAGCTGTCCTTGCTCGTTCCATGTGATATTTCCATTAGCGCGATAACCGCTACCATCAAATCTATCAATACCTTTTGCCCAACGTAAAGTAGGCCAACCTGTTTCAACGCCCGTCTGAGGGTCAACAGTGCCTATCTGTTCGGGTGTAAGCATTTCCTTGTCAAGCATACCGCCACCATACCATGCAGCCATACCACCACCAAGCGTATTAGCATCATACTGACCACTGATACCCGCCCAAGTAGTGTAGCTACTAATATCACTCTTATCGCCTGTTCCATTGTATTGGCGCATACCAATCAAAGATGTAAGCAACAGACCGCCCGCAACAACTGTTCCGCTACCAAGAGCACCAGCAATAGCCTTTTGTATTGCAGCCGCTATAGCTGAATCACCGCTTGCCCCTGTACCATTAAGAAAAGCATTGATGTAGCCGTTAAACTTGCTATCATCGGTATATGCTATCTCCTCGAAAGTAGCAGAACCCTTGGCAGTACACTTATAGACCTTTTTTGCCTTATAGGTAACACCGCCCTGGGTAGTGTTGGCAGCAGGGATAAATAAATCGCCTACCTCTAAGGTATTGACGTTGTTCTTCATCCATGCACCCCATACGGAATAAACGGTACGCTTTCCGTCTGCTGTCTCCTGTGCCTGTGCAGCCAATCGCAGAGCCTCGGTTACATCTTCATCAGTAAGGATAGTCCAAAGATAGACTTCCTCTTCATCGTCATACATAAAGCGATAGCCGTGACCTGTTGTCTTATCGTAATACAGGTCACCGATATGCTTATCTTTCTCATCGTCCGTAGTCCATTCATTAGCGGGTGCATTCTGCAGGGTAGGTACACCCGTCATAAACCACGTTTCGATAGCACCATCAATCTGTTTCTGCAAGTCTTGTGTGGTTGCATCGAGCATGGCTATATCGGCTTTTACCTCTGAATCATCGTAGTTGTTCTGATTATCCTTGACAAACTGCGACATTTCTCTTGTATTGGTAAAGGTAACATTCGCCTTGATGTCGAGATTGCCCGTCTGCTGATTGTACGCAATATAAGAGCCTTGTGTGTTAGGACGTGAACCAAAGCGGAAATCACCATACACATTCAAGTAAGCCCTACCCGTACCCGTGTTGTAGCCAAAACCTATCTGATTCTTCCCGTTCAACGAGAACGAATTGATGCCTTGGTAAATCTGATAGCTTGGTGTATCAGTGCCAGTCACGAACTCCACGATAGCACCTTGTCGGGTGGTGTCATTAACATTACCCAACTGAATAATATCGTCTTGTGCTGTTGGAATATCGCTTCCACTCTGATAACCTGTATAGTTTGTGCCACTAATGGTTTCAGTAGTACGATTGGATAGGTCGATATATGCCTCACCATCTTCGGTAAGCGTATTCTCGATATTCCTACCTATAACCAATCGCCAAAGGTGTTTCTGATTCAAGCCCTTTTCTTCGGGATTGTCAGATGATGTCGTTACGCTTGTGATATGGCAATAGGCTTGGTCTCCAACTACCCAATTATTTCTGACTGTATCTTCGCCATCAGAAGCACGGAAATAGCAACGGAAATAGGCTACGCTTGCAAGATTGGCTTGTGTCTGCTCTAACTCTACATTAGAAGTATTGAACCAAGCTACACGGCAAATCTTATTACCAGCAACACTTGCTATTCTATTGCCGCCTGTGTGCTGATACTCACGAATCTCTACTGAATCAAAGTAAGCCTTTACACGGGCGTAGAGAATATCGGTTACAAGCTCTACCTTTCCGTCTTGACGCATACGGAAACAACCGCCCTCGCCAAGAATATCGGGAACGAAGTTTGCACCGACCTGTAAGCCTTTGAGCATAGTGATAAAGCCAGCAGCGGTATCGTCGTTAAGTTTGGAGAGAAAAAGTTCTACACCATACTCTTTGATTATTTCTTTCACAGCGTCCACATCAATGTGGTTCGCGTCCATCCAAGCCTTGATCTTGTCGAAGTTTCGCTTCAACTTCAATCGGGCCGATAGTCCGGTATCACCATGGTCATCAACCCAAGGGGCAATATCTTCAAACTGTATACCTGTATTCTGTATTTCGTCCGCCATATCAGTCTATCGATGTTATTAGTTCGTGATTAAAGCTCATCAGCAGAGGCTGCCAAAAGTGCTTAGCCTCGCCAGCATCTTTATCTAGAAATGTGAGCATATAATTATTCAGATCATCCTCGCCGCGTTTTTCGTTCTTCACCAGCAGCGCATGTTCTACACTTACTTCGCCATGGCTCATGTGCTTCTGTGTCGAGTACGTCATAAAGCTAAAGGCAAAGGGTTGACTCTTCGCCGTTAGCTCTCGCATCTTATGAATAGCTTCGTAAACTGTCATAGTGCAAAGATAGATATAATAGGATGTATCAAAAAGGACACGCTTAGCGGCTGGCATTCTGCTCCAGACGTTCTTCCTGCTTAATCTTCTTACGCAACTCACGAACAGTCAAACTGTCGGCAGTATTACTCTCGATAGCTCGCAGTAATTGCATAACTTCATCATCCTCGCGTCTGAAAGCTATTCCTGGATCACCTAACGGATCGTCGCTATTCGTATAACCACCGCGAGCACGGCCACCACCATAAGCTTCTTCGAGCATGCGAGTAGAATTTAGCATCCGGATATCACCTATCTTCTGATGGCGATCTATCACGTCCAGCAGCGGACGTATCTCAGGATTGGCCACAGCATGATGATTGGCCACAAACTCATTCTGGTGTACAGGAATTACACCAGCCTGCTTGTGCGGATCGCCCTTAGCGGTATAGCCTTCAGAGTAACCACCCTCGTACAGTCCTGCAGCTTGATCTGCCTGCGCTTTAGCGGTAGCCAGCTGGATAGCGCCTTGCGCTGCAGCAAGCGCAGAGAGGGCAGCTGCTATCGCAGGCTGTGCCGACCATGTTTTCCACACATTGGCGATTGACTGGGCCGTAGCTGCAATAATCTGCAGCACCTGTAGTTTGAATTGTTTCTGGGCATATTTCTTTTGGATAGCGGCTTTCTCTGCCTCCATCTGTTCCTCCAGTTTAGTAGTATCCTTGCCTGCTTTCTTGGCTGCGTTAATCTGCGATTTGTAACGCTTCTCTACAGCCGACATCTCACGATTCTGCATGAGAGAGAAAAGCTGGCCTGCAGACTGCAGTAATTGATTCCCTGTATCGATAGCAGCCTGCTGAATCGCCTGGCGAGCATCTTCCTCCTGCTGGGCAATCATTGTTTTATTCTGCTGGTACTGCTGGAACGATATCAAATCCTGATCGTAGTACTGCTGATTCAGCTCAAGCATCTTATCGAAAGAAGACGCCTCGCTAAGATGGTTCTGCAGTATTGAGTTGTTTGTATTTTGATAACTCTTTATAAAATTCTCTTCTGCAGTTCTTTTTTGCTGCAACTGCTGGAGTTCCAGCTGTGCCATTTGTTTCTGGGCCGCAACGTACTCGTCCGAACCCTCCCGCATTAAATTAATGCGCTGCTGCTGGTATTTCACTTCCAGCTCCAGCTTTTTCTGGTCGTATTCTTCTTGGGTTTTTATCTCTCCCTCCAATTTCTGTCGAGACAGGGCTATCTGGTCGGCAAACTGCTGATTATCGATCTCTTTCATCTTCTCGGCTAATTCGTGCTTATGCATTTCCTCGCGGATATTAGCCTCCTTAGCTATATTGTCGAGAGCTTGGTTAGCCACCTCCATTCTTTCGCTTTCTGAGGCATGGTATTTATCACGAATACCTGCAAGCTCATTCAGATAACTACGTTCTGCAGCAACTTCTTTTAAATGCCATTCATCCTGTAAATCCTTCTTTCCTTGGTACTGTTGCTTCAGCATTATCTTTTCGCGCTCAAAGGCCTGCTTAGCCAAGGCTTCGGCCTCCTTACGCTGCTTATCTATCTTATTATTCTTACCGCCGCTCCCAGAAGGATCGTTATTATCACCGTTATCGGGATCATTGTTAGTAGAATCAGGATTTTCGCCCGAAAGAAGTATTGGACTACCACCTAGATCTTTAACACGATTTTCAAGTGTGGTTATTTTGTCGTTCGTATCAGCCAACGCTTTATCTGCTTTGTCGAGCTCGCGCTTCAGACTAGCTTCCTCACCAATACCCAACCAGCGCATAAGATTAAGCGCTGGACTATTGCCTCCCTGGAGGGTATTTGTTTGCTTTGTATTCCAATACTTATCCGACGCGGCTCGCTGGGCATCCTCTTGGTCTGCCTGGCGCGCGTACAGTTCTTCAAGTTTGCTTTGATAGGCTTTCAGCCGGATCTGTTTCTCTAACGAGATAAGATAATCATCAATAGCCTTTTTATTATCACGCGTCAACTTGCCCTCTGTATCAAGCATTCCGTTGTAATCCGGAATTATTTCTTTCAACTTATCCAGGGCTTTCTTGCGATCATCTAAGCTAACGCGTTCGTCACGCATAGCAGCATCGAGGCGCTTTATTTCTCGTGTCTGATCAGAATACTTATCAGAGGCTTCTGCGTCTACTTTGTTTAGCTCTTCGCGCAACTGTTTCGATTCGGCCAAGCGGGTTTTGTATTTATCGTAGAGCACCAACAGCGTAGTCAAGCCACCAATAACCAGTCCCCATGGCGTAGCCTTAGTAACGACATTCATAATTTTAGTGGCGTTAGCTGCTAATTTAATCGATGCGGTATAAGCGCCTATACCTAAAGTCAATCTAGATATCGTGCCTATATTGCGAGTAACAAAATCTGCTACAGACGCCAGAACCTGCAATACCGTTTTTGTAGTAACCAATCCGCCTTCAACAATTGGCATCAACTTCTGACCCAATTCCACAGAAACATCGTTTAGCGATTTTTTCGCCATCTCCAATTTTGCTGCTGCAGAACTATTTGCGTTATTAAATTCATCGATAATCGAAGTTCCTTCGTCGTAGGCCTGCTTGGCATCGCTCTGCGCTTTCTTTAACTCATCCATCTTGTTAATGAGAGAAGATATCACAGGAACAGCCTGAGTACCCTGCATCTTTAGAGATTTTAAAGCTGGTGCCAAACTATCAAAGCCGCCATTTCTCTTCAATCCCTCCAGGAACTGAAGGATAGCTGTGTTGGCGTCTGTTTTTAACAGATTCGTAAACGCCTGTACATCCAGTTTAGCTGCCTTAGCAAACTTCGCTGGATCTGTAAACATCTTGGTTATTAATTGGGCGAACACGCCGCTGGCCGTCTGGCCTTCAACACCAGCCTGACTAAGCGCTGAAGCGTAGCCCATAATATCAGTCTGCGAAATTTTAGCATTCACGGCCATACCAGCCATTGAGCTTGTAAACTCTGTAATAAATCCGGTATTAGCAGAACTGTTAGCACCCAGAACATTGATCGCGGATCCTGTGGCCAGCATGGCACCATTAAGACCTTTGGTTTTATCTTCACCAAATACCATGGTTAGTTTACCAATCTGATCAATAGCACCCTCTCCCAGATCATCACCCAAGGCGACATTAATTTTATCCGCCGCATCTACAAAGCCTACAATGTCCTTCTCAGCCGTAATTCCCAGTCTACCTGCAGCACCCGCCAGTGCATTTAGCTCTTCGCGAGCTGTTCTGGTAGTCATTACCTTAAAGGATTCGTTCATGTGCTCCACCTCAGCTTTGGTCTGACTAGTATATTTCATAACATCGGTCATTGCGTCATCCATCTTAGCAAATGACTGCACATACTGATCGGCCCAACTTATTACACGATCTTTAAGAGCTAGCAAGTTTACTAATCCAGTAGCAGCATAGCTTATATTTTGCGTAAAGGCAGTAAGCGAAGTTTTTGTTTCCGATGCAACAGATTTTAGTTCTTTCATCCGATTCTTTACTGCATCAAGCTCGCGCTTATACTCATCAAACTCTTCTGATTTAGGATTGAGGTTATTTAATACTGCTGTCAAATCTTTGGCACGCTGGCCTAATTGGGATATTGATAGCTTCGAAAGATTGGAACTACGAGTCCATTCTTTCATACGCATTTCATTTCTATGCAACTCTGCAGCTTGTTTGCTTAGTGAGCTACTTAATTTATCGTACTCTTCACGCTGCTCTTTGGTCATAGCTTTAAGGCCATTCTTAGCAAGCTTATCCATAGCACGGCGCGTCTTTTCCAACTCCCTTTGTCCATCTTTAAGATCTGACTGGAGCTGCTGCAATTGCTGTTGGTCGTAATCCGGTTTAATATTAAAACGCAGATTCACAGTATCTACTGAAATACCCATATAATAATATCTTTACGTAAATTTACTACGCAAAGATATATATAATAGAGTGTTGACAAAAAGACAAAAAAAATAGACGAAGTTATTATTCTTCGTCTAAATTATATCATTGGCGTTCCAATAGGCCCATTCCACTTGTGATCTGTAAACCACCAGTTTTTTCTCTTCGGTTTCCAAGATTTCTTAGCATTATCACGGGCAATCATTCGGACTCCCGAAATTATTGCTACAACTCCTAACAGACCAATTACAAAATCCATATTTAACTCCTTTCTTCTTTTGTTCACTGCAAAGGTAGGCAATTATTCATAATTCTGCAAGGGAAAATCCCTATTTTGTAGGATAAAAACCCTATTTTGCAGCATATTCAGCCTTCGCCTGACTTAAAATACCTTGTATCCTCTTTAATTCATCATCACTCATACCAGCAGTTAACCTTCTAACGAGTCTACCATAACCGCCATAACGGTTTTTATTATACCACTGCACCTTCTTCGGGCGGTGATTCTTTGTTTTCCAGACATCGTGGTTACTCTGATCGCTCAGACGCTTTTTGCGTTTCCTCGCCATAACCTCAATCATTCGGCCATAAGTCATAAAACTAATGCCTAAAGAGAAATTCCCTTGATGATCCTGGCTTGTATGATAATCTAATGAGTCTAACAGTTGGCCGGTGTCTATGAGCTTTGCTTTTTCTATGGCATCAGCAAATCGATCCACAAGCCATTCGCCATGTTGCGACAGCTCTTCCTGGATAAACAGATTCACCTCTTTATAGCTATACTCACTCATACCTTTGCCAAGAATTAATCATTCCATCTACCATCATCCAGCCAGGCACCACCATCATCCCACACGCCATCGGTGAGTACCCAGCGATGCTCTAAGGCGGTATCCGTGATAGTGATAGGATAGCACGTCAACTTCCATTTTTTCTGTCGGCCTTCAGTGGTAATTGTTTCCTCGATATCACGCACCACATAGCGACGGTTGCGGATAACATACACCTGTCGAGGATCTATCACATTCGGATCGTAGGTTTCAAAAGTGATAGCATGACGTGTATCAATCTCGTATCCACCCTGATAGTAGCTATCATTCAAATCTTTCAGGCGTAGCGATCCCTCTGGGCCTAGGATTGCATCTACTATCATTGGATACAGAAGCGCCTGTATTAGAGCATGGTAGGCATCCGTATAGGCTACTGGAGTATTATTCCCTAAAACAGAACCATTATGAAAAGCGCAATACAAATCAATGGCTGCAGCTTCTTTCTTCTCGAAAGATCTGATATCACCCTCAGCGCCCTCAGATTCTGTAGACTCTTCTGTCTGTGCGCTTTCCTCTCCATAGCTTTTATATCCATCGCTAGTACCGATATCAACCACTTCGCACCCAACCATACCAAGCCACGCCATAGGCGCTGGCACTATCTTTAGTTCAAGCGTAGAATCTGTATCTTCGCGATCCAAATTACCGTACTGGTTGAGCTCTATCCTAAAAGTATCTGTAGCCGTAGTATTCTGCTGCTGTACTTCGTATTCGCGCGACACCTTTATATAGTAACGCCCTGTAACTCGATCCTTATACACCTTCTTAAAATCGCTGATGGCAGTATCGATATTTACAAAATCAAACTCTTCGATATCTGCAGCCTCCAAATACCCTTCTGGCAGTTGCACTATCTTGCTCCAGTAACTATCTGGCATATCGTAGCTTACATCTGATGTAGTAAACTCAGCTTCGCGCGAGTCGTCATCCTGTGACTCCGCCTCGTACGCGTCAACTACGTTACGAACAGTAAACTGCCTGGTATTCGCATAGAACTGTGTTTTAAGAAGTATGGCATATGTTTTATTAAGATTGTCAGTAATAAACACTACACCGGTAAGCCGTTCAACCTCTGTCAGGAAATCTTTCACCGTCCAACCAGGTAACATCTTAGCATATTCGGTAGTAAAGATAGTATTCACCAGAAACAAGTTCTTAAACTGAGTATTCTCCAGATGATTCTCTGTTACGGTATACCCTAGTGCTTCCATCAATCGGCGCAACAGTGCACACAGATACGGCTGTGGACGCAGATCAGAGCCAGGAATAATTGTATTACCAGTACGACGCCCAGCCATAATATGGCCTCGAACATATCTATTATAGACATACCCAGACTGCGAACGGATGGTGGGCAAACAAAACTCCACATCCGGAAAACTATCCGTGGGATTTATGGAGGTAACTGTTGTTTCTATCTCACCTAAATCCAACTCCTCGATTTTCTGATCCTGGCCAATGAAGTAATTCAACTCCGATTCTCCAGATACAATCTGGATGGTTACACTCTCCTGAGTCCAACGGGTAATAATTTCGGTGCCACGGGCGTACACATGGCCATCGGCAATCAGCACAGCTGTGCGCTTAGTATCCAGTTGATCGGTTTTATTCAGGCGCTGCAGGAATCCATATAGCGTACGATTGATGGGATTATCCAGGAGTAGCGTACAGTCGTAGGTATATTCACCATTCTTGGTAAAGAATGAGTTTTCGCGTTTCACTGTTACAGTAAAATTCTGTGGCAGCGTTACCTCTACACCGGCTATCAGTAATTGCGTCATACCTCTTTGTCTTTAAGCTTGAAGGTTACACTCAGGCCATTAAAACCACCATAAGTGTTATACTCCCACTCCACTACTAAAGGACGTGAATAATCTACCTCTCCTTTATCACAGAAGTTATCAAAGCCATCATAATTAACCAATAGCTTCACAATCTCTATCATCAACTGCTGTAACTTAGCGTAGTTCTCAAATTCAGCTTCAGTACCCTGGAGATCTTCAGGCATTTTCTCCAGCACCATGATTAAGCACTCACCCTCGCTCTGAAACCAGCTGCTTTTACTAATCTCGGCACCAGGGATATTGCCAGCCACCACAATGCCAGCTTTATCCTTCACTAGGTTTACGAGCTGCGATTCTGTCACAGCCAAACGAATAGTGATATCATCATCTATCTTAGCTTTTGTCTTGGCAGAATTTACCAGTTCTGAAACAAATTGTCTATAATCGTTGATGGGTATCATAACAGTAACAATGGATTAGCAGTTTGGAAAGAAATCTCAATCTTTGAGCCATGGAAATTACGACGATCGCGACTGAGATTTGATTTGGTAATTACGACATCATTCCACTGGCCATACAGTAGCACCTGGGCTTTACGAGCTGTAAGCAGATCCTGCCAGGTATCCACTTCATCCTCGTGGTGTAACTGGCCACTATACAGCGTGTATTCGGAAGTACTTTTCACATCGAACCTCGTACGGCGTCCAAGCATCATGGCCGTATCATCCTGAGCTTGTGGTTTATCAGTCATATAGCTTGCTACCACTGTCTCCGGCACATCGTAACGATTCAGGAATCGTACACACACATTATCAGCACATACGGCTGGCAGAATCTTCAGCAACAGTTCGCTACCAATATTCAGAGCCGTACCATCGCCGTAATACTGAGGGAACAGCACAGCTGGATTACAGTCAACAGTTGTTACCTGGCCAACATTGCCAATAACAACAGTACGATTGGTACCAACCAATCCTACAGTTACTTGTCCGATAACTGTTACCAGTTTCTGAGTACCAGGATAACACACACCATTACAAGCAGCTGCTAAAACCACCTTCTGCCCCTGTGGATCTCGTGGATTCAGCAAACGCTGGGCGTATAATGTAGATGTAATATCCGTCTCGCCAGTCATCCTTACAGTTACTGAAGCCTGGGCGTTGGTTTGCGCGCCCACCTTCAGCTCGCCATAAAGAGCCTGAGTTAATACGTCGGCCAATCCGGATACGCGAATATTACCATCGGTATCATAATTATAGGTTTCCTTCAATATCAACTGACTTCCCTTCAGCAGCTGCAGCGTACGACTAGTGCTTACATTGCTTAACAGAATATCGGTAGCTTGCGCTACGAACTTGGTAACAAACGGGTTGTTCATACGCGCATAAATTTATGATGTTTGTCGTTCTCAGGCATCTGCAGATGCGTAGCAGGATCCTTCCCTGCAGCCAGATCTCGCAGTCTCTTCATTTCATTAATCCAGTAACGCTGATCGATCGAGAGCTGTTTCAGATAAGCATTTAGCTGCTCTATCGATGGAGCGGTTTCAGTGTTGCCACCACCATTACTCATAGTTAATTGCATCAAGCCGTAAGGAAGCGCTTGTAACGAGGTACGACGTCCCATCAGCGCGATAGCACCTAATGCAGTAGCCATCTTTGCCGCATAATCTGCAGTATCGGTATCCGGAAGTTGCTGCAGATTACCAGGAATAAATCCTTCGCCATAAGCCTTTTCGACAAACTGCTGACTCTCCAGCAAAAACGGCAGTAACTGTATATACAGCCAGGGCGACGGTTCTATACCTGTAAGCCAGGTTAATTCGTCGGCATTACCTATGATTACCTTCTGGATGCGCTGATAGAGCGCAGACTGATGAAAATTCTCGTTACCCATCAGACAGAACACTAGGCGATCAAGCGCGCGATAATATTCTTCCAGATGAGCGCGATCGTCACGAGCCAGCTGCCACTCAAAGGGGCGTGCTTCGTTCTCTTTATCGATCTTTACCTTACGGCCAGCGTTTTCGTGACTGATATCGTTCAGTCGATAAAAACGCATAGTAGCCATAAAAGCCACAGCCTGCTGAGCTGCTAGCTTAGCATCACCGGCCAACCCATCGAGCGACTGCATACCCAATATTCGGCAGATATCGGTTTCCACACCTTTTATGGTGTTTTCTATCTTACTAAAATCGTTGTTAGCATAAAACGATCCTGTCAGATTGCGTAAGTCTTCAGATTTTGTAATAATCATATTATTTGCCTTTTTCTCAATTTATTTCTTTTGAAGTCGTTTTAATGCGTAATAATCACTCAACAGCTTCTGCATTACATTTATCAGAGGTGTGTGATCCACATCTTTGGCGGTACCAAACACACCACTCTCCCCAAGAGTATGACAGATCTGTATGAGCGAGCCGGCATTACTACCAGATTTCTTTGTACTATCCGATTTGCCAAACAGTGGAGCGAAACAAACTTCCACTCCATCGATAGTGAAGACACCGGTAGTCAAGTATTCACAGAAGTAGGCGAACCAGACATAGATTCCCCACACCTGCCAGCGCTGCATCTGTTCGCCTCGATGCTTTTTGGCGTCGAAATCATCCCAATCGTATGGCTGTAGTCGTAGCTGCTGCAGCTGCTGCATTTTCTTCGTAGCTTTAGGACGGTACAGCAAGCCTGCTAATACATTAAGATGTATTTCGTTTGGCTGCTGCTCGTATTGCTTCAGGATACCCACAGCCATACGGAACTCACCAAACATGATATCGGCACCATGATCCAATGGGCCATACCAATCACGTACCTTTGGCAATCGGTTCCAGGTAGTTTTATACATCAGCGATATCTGATTACCTTCAGCATGCCATAGCCATCCCAAGGTTTTAGCCAGATTACCCACCAGCAGGATGTAGTTCTGGTTGTTTAGCTGCAGCTTAACACCACGGTTCTTCAGCAGCATACGAGCCGTTTCAGTGGTGATATCCAGCTCAGAATATCTACCACCGTGGTTTACAACCTTCTGACGTATCTTCAGCAGCTCGCGCCAGTCGGCCTCTGTCAGCTCATCCCATGTATTGGGAATCTCAATATATCGTTGTTTCATACTACTGCTGGTTTGTCATTCGATCGCCGGCACTCACATTATCCTCTTTCTGGATAGTCTTGTGATAGAAGCCAAAATACAGATCCCGCTTCTCAGGGAAGTTGATACGTAACGCATCATTCAGGGCTTCGAGCACAATCTGCTCTGGTATCACAGTATCAGCGCCATAGAAAATCTTCAAGGCGTAAAGCATCTGGCTACCAGAATCGCTCTTACCATCGATGATGATATTCGAGAGTGAGGGATTGAGGCCCATCGCACTGGTAGTAGCACTGTCAGCCATCTTCGAGATTGCTTTCTGAGCCTCGATGTACTTATCCAGATTCAACTCAATTGGCTCTATTTTCCACGATTGCTCGTGGCCCATTTCATCTACAAAGTCTACACAGGTAAAGAACTTACCCGCATTTTCCTTACCGGCCATTACGTCGGCTATCTGTATTGTTACCTGGTCGCGTAGCTGGTTCAGTTTCTTCTCTACCTCAGAATCCTGCCATTCGGGATAATCCTGTTCTATCTGCATTCGTTTTTCCTGCCAGTAGGCCTGAGGCTCGTGTACAATGTAAGCAGCAGCTATCACATTATCGTTAAGAGCACGCACAATCTCAGGGATATCGTTAGCGTCCTGCATCCATGGAATCGAGCCGTGGAACGAACTTATTGCATAGATATTTCTACCGAATGAGCGTAAGGCGTGATACTGTACTGCAGCTTCATGATTAGCTGGATGCCACTTATCAAAACGAGGGAAGATCTGTAGCTGTCGCCAGCGCTCCATATCGCCTACCAGGATCTGAGTAATATCTTCCAGCTCAGGTGTACGGTTAGGATCTGGCCACACAAAGCGACAGTCGGCGCTAGGCATACACTTCAATGAATGGATCCATGCCTTACCTATACGAACACTCTTACCGCTCTGGTACAGAGTAAAGTGGCCACCCATATGCAGATACTCCAGTAAGGCCTCACGTACGTAACGCTGGTAATCCCAGGTATCAAGCCAAGCCTGCACATCAGGATCCTGGATCCATTCCTGTTGTACTTCGTTGTTCTCTACCTTATGGCGATACAGCTGCACACCCTGACCGTATATCAGTCCAAGCTTACGCTGCAGGATACCAGGTCCGATATTATTCTTCTCCAATAGATCGCGTATCATCCTGGGCATCTGATCATCAGGTCCCCATGGTACCACCATCACACCGGCCACACTCTGAGGATCCTTATCCCAGCTGCGCCCACTCAGATCAAAGAATGAACTAAGCGACTGTTGGTGATAATGGCCACTCATAGCCACAGCGTAGGTACCTACACTGGTATCAACCAGGCCGAACCGGCCAACGCGGTTAACAATCTTTCCGTTTCCCATTTC